CTGAATCTCTGCCAAGTGACCCGTCTTCGTGCAGATCCTTGTCTTCATCAAGACGCTGTACTAACTCAGGATCGTAACCCTCACTCAGTAACTCACCGCGTGTACGGCTTGTTCGGTGCGAACAAAAATCCGCATCTTCTTCATCCGTAGCGCGTGGTGTTATAAGAAAGTCTTCAGGCGGTATCACCTCAATGCAGATTTTGCTTTTGTCGATCTTCCTCACAAGCTCACCGCTGTACATGACTTGAGAAGCCTCAACCATCTGCCCTGTTTGTGGGTCTTGTGCCTGTACAGCTTGCGCTTCTTCTGCGTACTCAGTGATTGTCACAGCCTCATCCGAAGCCAACATCGAAAACCCTGCTTCGTCTAAGCCTTCAAAGGTTTCTTCGTCATACTCGTAGTAGTTCTTGTAGTAACGCTTAACAATGCCCGTCTTAGCAACCAGTGCGTCGTGTATCACGTCATGCAGAATCTTCGTGCCTTTGTTTTCGCGGTAGAAGATGTAGTTAGTCAGCGCAGTCGCCATCTTCGCAGGAACAAAATCCTCTGCGGTTTGCGGATCAAATCGGCAAATGTCTCTATCAGCCGAGAAGGTTTCCATAAGCATGGCCTTTACGCTCTCAACTGCGTCGAATACATCCATGCTGACGTGCTGTGATCTGCCAGTACGCTCATTGCCCATCGGTTGGCCGTAGTAATAGCGATGACCCTTGTCTCGCTGTTGGCCTATTTCACTCTCAGCATATGAGTCTGCGGCATTGATGCTGTTTTCCAGTGAGGCAAGCAACTCACCTTCATTAATCTCAGAAGCTATATTCATTTGTCGTGTATCCTGTTGAACCGTTAGTTAGTTGCTCTCGCTCTACTGCGTTCTGACCGAACCGTGTTACGCTAATAGCTGAATATCGTGTTGCGTCCATAAGGTCATCGAACTCCTTATGAATTTTTCCTTTTTTCCTGTGGTATCTGCGGAACTCCTCAAACCACGGAACCAGATTGCTGAACACTCGTAACCGCCCAGTTCTGAATCTCTCCAACATCTCCATCAGTGCAGGTTCGACAAAATTCGTACCGTCTGGGTTGGTGAATTTGCCGATCATCAGCACACCCGCCTCCAGATACATCTCTGCCAGTGTCTTACCTGAACCTTTTTCGGTGTTATCCCCGTCATGTGGATAAATACACGGGATAGTCTTGCCACGGCTCTTAATCACAGCGGCATGAACTGCGGGAATCTCGCCTTCCTTTTTGTATGCGTCATAAACGTAGATAACATCTGAGTCAGGGTCGTATGCTGTCCAAACACAGGTTGTGGGGTGTGTAATACCAAAGTCCACGGCACACAATTTCTTGTAGTGCGCGGGTATCTCAAACGGCTCACACTTAATAGCCTCTTCCGCGATTGGGAACACCATCCCTTCACCCAGAACGGGTATACCTTTGGACCGCATATCTCTCTGGTACTCAGGAATTGCCGCCAACAACTGCTCTTTAGTCTCGTCAGTGATGTGTGGCGCATCGTTCCAAGTGACATTCTGGAGATACTGACCCTTGTTCGGGTTGTCCATGAACTGGCTGACCAACTCGGTCATGCCATTTTCCGGTGTTAAAGTACCGACGAGGTAGCCGCCTTTCCCATCGTTACCTGTGGCTGTACGAGTTAGGCATTGAGGGTAAATTGTGGGGTCAGTTGGCTCCTCGTCGATCCAGATGTAGTCCTGCGAACTACCCATGAGGACGTGTTGCCCCTGAGTGTAGGACTTAAAACTTACTAGGCTTGTGTTCCCTGCCGCATGGCGTACCGCCACGTCTCTTGGTAAGCGTGGCGTACCCATAGCAGGGGTTACTTGGTAGATGAGCCTTTGAGGTATGAGGCCAGAGCCGTCGAACTTACCCTCGCCCAAGTACATGCCCATCAATTCCTTGACGATTACATCCCTCAACTGCTCACCGGATACACCCAAGCACCATATCTTGGTCGGTCTGGTGAACCGGATACCTTCCCACCAATCTGGATATAAGCCTGTTAAGTGGAATGCAACTTCTGCCGCTTGCGAAGCCGTTTTGCCTACACGGTTTGCGGCCATCAACATTCGTTGCTTGTTATCAGTACCCGCCTTATAAAATTCTTTTTGCCATTCGTATGGTTGCCAATACTGTATGCGGTTCTGCGCTTTGTGCAGTTTCACCACACGCATGGCTTCAGCGATTTTCTCCGCTTTATTTTTCTGAGCCGCTGTCAGAACAGGTACTTTCTTTTTTGAACCCGATTTTTTTGAAGCCGTTTCTGTCAAAATAAAGCCGCCCTATGTGTAGCGAGATATGTGGGGGCGTATGCCCCGTGGCCGGAGTCCCGATTTTGCGGAGCGGGTTTAAAAGCACCGATCCTGCCAAGTTTCAAGCCGTAATGATCCGCCAACTGTACCAAATGCCTGTAAGTCATTGATTTATATACAAATACGTCCAATCATAGATAGGAGCGATCATAGTTTAGTAGGATCAATACCCGCATCCTTTAAAGCTTGTAGGGCTGAGTCTACGTCATGGTCTACAACTACTGAGCCTGAGAGGTTAGCGTCTACTTCCTGCCGATCACGCCATCCTGCGCGGTTCTTTAAAAAAAATATTTGCGCTGAGGTTGAAGGTTTATCACCCGTTGCATTCTCAAACAACGCATTGGTGACGGTCTCTACCCCTTTTTGCTTACCCGCCTTTAAAGTGGTAGCGAATGTATCGTCTTCGCGTTTGCGCCTACTGATAGTTGACCGCGATATGCCCAACGATGTCGCAATCTGATCTTCAGATAACCCCATCTTTGCTAGGTTATACAGCCGATCCAGATCAATATCCTTTGTATTAGCCAAGTTGATAACTCCCGTTAGATAGCGAATAAGGCGCATTATATCGCGCTTACAACCCTTTGTTGTTGTGTCCTATGGTCGGTTGACTCTGCGGGTTTACCTTATAGTCAACTAATAGTTGTATTTACTACTTTAGTGTGGTGTAATCGCGAGACATTTATTCATATAGAGGTAGTACATATGCAAGTTATCAACAAAAAATATAAACGCTCCGCTCTGCGCGCTCTGAAACTCGACCGCGCCTACAATGATTTGATCAATAAAAACGACCGTGAGATGGACAGCATCGAGCCTGACACCCCTGCCTATTACCGCGCTAACAATCGTCACGAGGTTTCGCAATGGAAGGCATACGATAAAGCGATAAACGCATTAAATGAGATGCCGTTGCGTGAACAGATCAACTTCAATAAGCAATACAAGGCACAGTTTGGCTATAGCTGTGTCGGATTTTAATTAACTGAGGGTATGACAATGATTAAATGCAAATATGAGCAATACGTTAATAACGCCTACCTAAATGATGGGTTTCAAACACCCGAAACAAAAATGATTGCTGATATGTTTGGCGATCAAATCCGACCACTATTCGCGAACGATCCTTTTACACATTGGGATTCGATCCGCGAACTACTCACACCCATGATTGGTGATCATGTCGCGCAGTCTGTTGATTGGTCTGATTTGTGGTCGCATTTTTCAGTTGATCATTATTTCGATAGTTAATTCACCAGATAGCATTGTTCGCAGTGCTATCGCGTGAATTAACAACAAATAGTAGTACAACTAACCAATAGAGGTAACAACGATGCAAAATAAAATTAAGGGAACACCGATATTCGCAACCCCATCGTCAATGGATGATTTGATGGATTACATAGAAAAATTTAATGGGGGTGAGAAAATGGCGGGTATGACCTGCGCCATGATGGCATGGAATTTAGCCTGTTCACTGGTGAACGATGAACCGACCCCCGAAATACAACTAAAAATTGTAGATTCAACAGGGGGTGCAGAATGAAGCTTTTAAACATAACCGCCAGTAATACCAAAATCGCCAAATCACAAAAAAGCGCGGACATTCCAACGCGCATTGCGTCCCTATCCCTATATCCCGACCCGATCATATGCGCGGGTAGCAAAGCCGCAGGATGTATGGATGGCTGTCTTAAATCAGCAGGGCGCGGCAGATTCGATAACGTCGCCAATGCCAGACGCGCAAAAACGCAATACTGGCACGATGATAAAGACGGTTTTTTAGAGCAATTAGAAATTGAGCTATCGAATTTTCAGAGACTTTGCAAAAAGACGGGGGTCAAAGGGGTCGTTCGATTAAACACTATCAGCGATATAGCGTTTGAGCGGTACGGAATACCGCAATCATTCCCTGACCTGTATTTTTATGATTATACAAAGCGAGTTGATCGCATCGGTAAAACGCCAAAAAATTACGATCTTATTTTTAGCTATTCAGCGCGGCCACAGTACGCCAAACAGGTAGCAAAAATGCCGATAGATAACCCTATGGCTGTCGTATTCCGCGACGATCTACCCGCCACATTTATGGGCAAACCGGTTATTGATGGTGATCTATCCGATCTGGTTAACGTTAAAGCCGCAGGAAAAATTGTCGGTTTGCGTGCCAAGGGCAAAGCCAAAAAAGACGCATCCGGCTTTGTTGTTGATTGTTTACCAGTATTGGAGGTTGCATAACATGACAAAATATAGCGATGGCACGGGTCGTTGGCATTCCGAAACGATGGAACGGTTTGCAACCCTAGACGATGATGCGCTTATTCACATTTTGCGCGATTGCAATGCGGCAGTTCACGCGATGCCGGATAACCCAAAATGCCCGCAATATTTGGATGAAATGCTGTACTGCGGAATGGAGTTAAAAAAGCGCGGGTATAAGTACCTGATTACCGATAAAGATACGGGTACGCATTACCAGTAAACCCTCTCAGCAATCCAATATACGCCCCCATTTGGGGGCTTTTTTTTGCCCCTAGTACCCTACCCCTAGTTGACCGATAAACCCCGTCAGACGCTTAAATATGGCC